GTTTTAGGTCATATGTACGTGCAAGCAATGCACTTACATACACAATTCAACCTACTGAAATGCAGGGTCTTTCTGTAACACTTAACTATGTCAGTAGAATTGGTCGTATTGAAACATTAACAATTGGATTGTCATTGCAAATTCCAGTATCAAATGCACAAGTTCGTGAAAGTCTTGCACAAATTAAACAACGTGCTCCAAGTCGTTACTATACGCAAAATCGTATGGTCAATGGAGAAGATTATACTAACTTCCCTTATACATTGTATAGTTCTATTATAAAGAGTAAAGCTATTAATCGTAGTAGTGTAGGTGTTAGTAAAAATTTAGATTTGCTAGACCCAACAGGAAAATATAGTAGTACTAACGTATATGCTAATGACGGTGGCGCTTGGTTAAATGATACCAATGGATATGCCACATTAACTATTAATAGTACTGGCGATATAATTACATTCTTAACTGATACTTTGGCTGCTATCCTAACAGATAATAGATCGGCACAATATTATACTCAAAATTATACTAGATATTCAATTAATGCTGCATCGGGGGACGGAACATTATTTTGGCAAACTAGTACAGTAGATGCTAACAGCTTAACCGGTTATTTTTATAATATAACTAATGGGGGCGATACTCCTGTACCAGTAGGAACTTATTCAACGTACAATGCAAAATATATAACACCGGGTGCATTGCTTAAATTTGTAGCTCCTTCTGGATTCTATTTTGATAAAAATAATAGATTAGTAAGTGGTGTTGCAGGAGCATCAGATATAACTTACATTTGGACTACTGTATTAAATGTAATAGGTGATGGATTTAATAATGGATTAGGACAGTTTGCTAATGGCAGTGGCCCTATATCATTAAATGGATACATTCCAGCAGGCGCAATACTAACAATAGTACTACCTGCATTTAGTAATACTTTGCCCAATAGTGTTATACAAGAGTGTATTGTTAGATTAGATTTGCAACAAAACTTCTCACTAGTGTTTAATAATTCATTGACTATTAATCAAACTCGTTGGAGTGTTGATATTTACAACGCAAGTAATTATTTTGTTAATTTTGAAAGTGTTGGTTATAATAGATATACTGTAACTTATCGTTCTTTGGCATACTATTTTGGTAGTGTAGCAGATACTAGATTTACATATGATTCAGGTAAATTAGTATACGATCCCTTCTCCGGAATTATATTACAAGACTTTATAAAAGTGTTAGAAACTAATACCCAACCAAATAGTAATTATGCACTAAGTCAACCGGTAACTACTAGTATTATTGGTCAAACAGTTGAGAGTGACGGATATATAAATGATTTTGAAGTTGAAATTGCTAGTATTGACGTTAACAATAAAAATATTATAGATAACCCTGATTTCTTTAATGAAATTACCGGATATGTTACTGGTAGTACTAACATTGGTGTCTATGCATTCTTTGAAACAATACAAGATGCAATTAATTTAACAAGACAGGAATTGATAGCATCATCTACTTTATCTTATCAGTATTCTACAAAAATACAAATTGAAGTTATAAAATACGAATACCCTGTGGGTCAACTGTTCTATGCATATTCAGAAAATAAATTCTATATTACAGTACAAGACCCCACGGTGTTAACTCCATATTTTACATTAGTTGAGCAACTGCAATATAGTATGAAGCCTGGACGTCAAGGATTTCAATTTCAATATCGTCACAATAGCAACAATACTACACGCATCGATCCTGCAACAACAAACATTATTGACTTATATGTAGTGACTCAATCATATTATACCGCATATCAAAATTGGATACAAGACACAACTGACACTGTACCAATGCCACAACGACCAACGATTAATGAATTAAGTAATGAGTATGGTCAGATACAAGATTATAAAATGTTGACTGATAGTGCTATTTTAAATAGCGTAGTGTTCAAACCATTGTTTGGGCCAAAAGCAGCTTCGGCGTTAAGATCAACCATTAAAGTTATTAAAAATAATAATACTAATGCAAGTGATAGTGAAATTCGTAGTGCTGTACTAACACAAATGAATAATTACTTCAGTATTAATAATTGGAATTTTGGAGATACTTTTTATTTTAGTGAATTGAGCGCATACATTCATTCTAACATAGGTGAATTAGTAAGTTCTTGCGTATTAGTACCAAACGACCCCACAATGCATTTTGGAGATTTATATGAAATTAAATGTTTGCCATACGAAATATTTGTTAATGCAGCGACATCAAATGATGTATTGATAATAGCAGCCCTCACACCCGCCGAATTGCAGATAGCATAAGTAGTATATAGCATAAAGATTTTTACAAATGGCAACAAGAATTAGAACACTAGATTTTCTTCCAGAAATATTTAAAACCACAACTAACAGCCAATTTTTAGCAGCAACGCTAGATCAATTGGTAGCACAGCCCAATACTAAAAAAATTCAGGGTTATATAGGTAGTAAATTTGGGTACGGTGTTAATGCTAACGATTATTATGTAACCGAACCAACTAAAACAAGAACTGATTATCAATTAGAACCGGGTGTTATTTTCTTAAAAGAAAATGCTACTACTGCAAAAGATTTTATAAGTTATCCAGGCATAATCGACTCGTTAAAACTTAATGGTGGAATAACTAATGACAATAACAAATTGTTTAATAGTCAATTCTATTCATGGGACTCATTTACCAACTTAGATCCAATAATTAATTTCAATCAATATTACTGGTTACCTGAAGGACCTGAACGTGTTGTTGTATCTTCTAGTATAGTATATAGTTCTGATAATTTTGTTGTTCAACCTGATGCTAATTCTTATTTGATCTCATCAGAATCACTAACTACACCTAGTCCTAATCCAACATTAACCTTCTTAAGAGGTGGTTCATATTCATTTAACGTAAATCAAAATACTCAATTTTGGATACAAGGTGAACCCGGGGTAACTGGACTTAGCCCAACTGAAAGAAATGTACAAACTCGTGATGTTTACGGTGTTACAAACAATGGCGCTACGAATGGCGTAGTAACATTTAATGTTCCGCAAAAAAATGCATTAGATGATTTTTATCATCCGGGAAATAATACGGTTGGGGTAGTTTCTACTTTGCCGTTTGCTCAGGTAAACGGTGTATTTGTAAATGATATTAATGGAATTGACGGTGTAACAGCCTTAGATGGATTAACCGTTATGTTTTACAACACCGGAGTTCCTGATGAAACTGGATATATTGATAAATTCTATGAACAAACATTGTACGACCAAGATGGCGGTGTAACATATAATGAAAGTACTGATTATCCCGGTTCATCAATATTTGATAATAACTATGAAGGTGGATTTTATACTGAAGTAGCTGCTACTTTTTATACAATATCATTATTGGGATCAATTGATAATCCTCAAATTCAATTATCAGTTGCAGAATCAATTCCAACTAATCAAAAAATTACTGCGACATACGGTTTAGAATGGGGTAATAGAAACTTCTATAGAAGTACTATTGGTGTAATAACATTAGAACCCTACAATAGTGCTATATTAGATACATTATATTATCAAGACGGAACTATTCCAGGACGAGTTGGTGTTATTAATTTAATCGAAAATAATAACACCAATCAAATTAATGTTTTAACTGATATTTTAGGAAAAACTAATTACACCTCTAAGAATGGTGTAGTTTTTACTAACGGATTAAAAGTTTTGTTTCAAGGGGATATATATCCAACAAGTTATAATAATGTAGAATATTATGTTGAGGGTGTTGGTACTGCGATTGAATTAATTCCAGTAACAACTTTAGTTTCTCCCGGATTGTTCTCAGAAGGAGCATACATACCATATGATACTACTGCATATGATGTTGGGAACTATGATTCAAGTTTATACGTTCCAGTAGAACCTGATTATATTACCATTGCTAGAAATTCTATTAATAGAAATCCTTGGTCAAGAAGTAACCGCTGGTTCCATATTGATGTTATCAATGCAACCGCAGCATACAATAATACACCCGCATTAGTTACAGAATATACCCAATTAGGCAATAAAGCAAAACGTCCTATTATTGAATTTTATCCCAACCTTAAATTATTCAATAGCGGCGCGGTAGGCAAAAACCCGATCGATTTTATTGATACTAGAACCACAGATGCATTTACCAATGTTGCTGGAAAACCAAACTATTACCCAGACACTGCTGGATATACAAATTCAACCGCAACAATTGCTCCAGTAGCTGGTTCAATATCAAAAACAGCAACTGCTACCACAGCCCTAATAAATCAAGTAACGTTGTCAAATACAACCGGGCTTCATATCAATGATACTATAACTTTTACCGGAACTAGTTTTGGTGGAATAAGTACCAACCCTACAAATAACGCTAATAGATACTACATTGTTGATATCATATCTAATAATGTAGTTATTTCATCAACAAAACAAGGAACTCCGATAACATTAACATCTGCAACAGGAACAATGAATGCAGCAGTTTATCCGTACAGTACTACTATTACAGTTCCAACTACTGATGTATTTGGATTGTTTGAGATTGGTCAATATATTACTGATTCTACCAATCTATTGCCTTCTGTATGTTTTGTTACAAATGTAACAACGCTAAGTTCTAATACTATTATTACTGTATCTTGGTATAACCAATCAATTATTATCGGTACGTCAGTTGCGGCAGTAGTTACAGCCGATACGCCGTTAGATAACTATGCATTGTTTGACGGGTCTAGAGTTGTGTTTGCGGCTGATACTGATAAAAATGTTAGAAATAAAATTTATATTTCACACTTTTCTACAATAGATCCGGGTAGCACACCGGTACTTACTCTCACTGAAGCGGCTGACGGCTTGGTATCACCAGATGAACAAATCGCAGTGTATAGGGGTTATAACTATAAAGGTAAAGATTTCTTTTTTGACGGCATTAACTGGATTGAAGGTCAACAAAAAACTCAACTCCAACAAGCACCAAAATTTGATATATTTGATAGCAACGGTGTAAGTTTGGGAGACCAAGCAGTTTATGTAGGCACCTCATTTTCAGGTAGTACATTATTTGCATATGGTATAGGTTCTGGAGCAAATGATGCAGTACTTGGATTTCCATTAAGATATAGTTCAGTTGACAATGTGGGTGATATAAGTTTTGATGTTACCCTAAATTCTGACACCTTTACTTATGTTAACAGAACCGTTTCGGTAACTGAAAATGTTAACACGGGGTATGTTTATAATTATGATTTAAGTACAAATGTCATTCGACAATTAGGTTGGCAAACTGCTGTCTCGCCTAGTGTACAAT